GCAGTAATTGCAGTAATATCATAATCTCTTGGAATTCCGCCTGTGCCCAAATCAGTTGCATTGTCAGAAGCAACTACTGAAATTTTACCGCCCTTCTTATAACCATCAGTGATCCAACTACCTGTACCTCTGGTAATTACATCTGATGCAATAGTAACAGTTCCAAGATCACTTGGTAGATAATTATAAGAAAGAATTGCTTCGTTAACAGGACCAGTGAATTGGAAATCTGTGGTATCACCTGTTGATGTTGGGTCATTACCTTGTTGATAATATGCCTTATCACCAGTAACAGCAGTTTCGTCTTCAAAACTACCCAAGGTGATAACACCAACATATTCTTTATCCAAAACACCATCAGTACCGAGTTCTCTCCAACCACCAGTTCTAACTAGCTTACGTGTTTCAATATCTTGAACTACATCGTTGGTTCCATCGCCACTAGCATCAACACCACTATGGAAAACCCAATCGGATGTCATTTCGAACTGTTCTGGTGTAATGGCAGTGAATGGGAATGGGTGTGGAATTAATGTATTATCATTTTTCCACTCTTCTTTACAAAATGAATATATTGCCTGGAGGCTCACACCATCATTTGTAAGATTACCTTGTTTTAGTAGCCAAATTTCTCTATTGTAAACATCAAGATAAACTGATTTTTCTTCACCAGCAGTACCATCGTCGTGAAAAATAGAGGCAGATTCTGCGCTCGCATCCGCAGGATCGCCACCATCACCAGCAACTTTTGTAGCATTGATTGTGCCACTCCCAACTGTATTTACCCAATACAGTCCATTATTGACAGCAGTGGAATGATCTCTTATTTCAAAATAATCATATTGTGTAGCAATATTTTCAATGCTTGTGCCAGCAATATCTACTGTCGCACCTGATTGACCTGAAAAGGTCAAACTTATAACAGTTTCTAAGCCTTGGGACAGATCATCAGGATCGATTACTATGGCCATTCGTTTTTCTCCAGTTAACTGTTTTTATGATTTATATTATTTATAATTTAAAAAAATCTATACATCATAACTGTAAGTGTTTCTATCATCCCAGATTTTATCGAATGAATCAGAATCATTAGCCCAAAGAATTGTAGTAACAGTATTAGCACTTGTTTCGTTAATTCTTTTGATTCTCCATGATGCTGTGTTTGCATAAGAGCCCGGAGCTGCTTCGCCAACATAAGTATATGTATTTGCGCCAACTACTACTTCATCTACTAATCTATCGTATTGCACTTCTAGTTGAACCCTTACTGTATTAATAACATCAACAATATTTATAGATTGAAACTTTTGAATCTCATGATTAAATATTAAAATATCGTTATTAGCAAGATCTCTTGGTTTATTGAATACTACGTCATCCATATCAAGAATGCGAGTTGAACCACCGCCACCAAGACTCGATAACTGAGTATTTAATCTTGCTTTATATTGGTTAAAATCTTTCTCAAATTTAGTTAATGCTTTACTTACGTCTGATGTATTTCCGTCCTTACCGTCTTTTCCATTTTTACCAGCTGGACCCCTATCTCCTTTTGCGCCCTTAGCTCCTCGAGCGCCTTTATCACCTTTTTCACCTTTAGGACCTTTTGCTCCAATTTTTCCATCTTTACCGTCTTTACCAGGATCGCCCTTATCACCTTTATCACCTTTTAATCCTTGTGGACCAGCAGGACCTTGTTCACCCTGTATGCCTTGTTCGCCAGTATCTCCCTTATCTCCTTTCGGACCTAATGGACCGAGTGGACCTTGGTTTCCTCGCTCACCTTTTTCACCTTTGTCCCCTTTACTACCTCTTTCTCCACGTTCACCGTCACGACCCACTTCACCTGGGTCTCCTTGTGCTCCCTTTTCACCTGTTTCACCTTTATCTCCTTTTTCACCTTTTTCACCACGAATACCCTGAACTCCCTGAACTCCCTGAACGCCCTGAGGACCAATTGGTCCCTGTTCGCCTATAAGACCAGGTTCACCCTGATCACCTTTAGGACCAGCTGGAAGTTCAATTCTATCTACGAGATCGAGAAGATCATTCGAAAGGTCTTCTTTGATTTCAACCTTTTGTTTATTTACCAAAGCTACTATAGTTGTCAACAACTTAGCACTATCAACTAAGTTTCTCATACTCATAATATTATTCCTTTTCAGGAGTCATTGAATCCATAAAATTAGCCATACTTTCTACAAGTCTTTTTTCCTCTTCAGATATCTCGTCTAAAGGAGGCTGATATGTGGTATATTCTTCTTCCTGTTGATTTGTATCAGTTTCATCGCCGAAAGCAGGTACTTCTTCCTCTTCATCTTCTTTCTCAACAGCAATTTGATCATCAACCTCTTTGATGTCATCTTCACTCTGCTGGAGTACGTTTTTACGAACCCAATCTCGAGAGTAATACTTACCAACATACTCATCAATGTCACGAACAACTTGAAGACGATTTTGAAGAATTTCTGTATTCTTCAACTCTTCAAAGTGGTTGTCTTTCATAAAGTCGTATCTAATGTTGGCTTGAATATCTCCCCAATCCTCTGGTGTAATAACACCCTTTAGAATCAATTGTTTTTCAAGCACTTTATCAAACAGCATTGAGAAACGATTGCGCATTCTAGAAATGAATCTGGCGAACTTAATCTCATCTCTTGTAATCTCAGATGTTCTACCAAGCGAAAAACCATTCTCTGGCTCAAGTCTTGAGACAGGAACATTAAGAGCTTGATAAAGTTTTTTCTGGAAATAGATTATGTCATCCATTTCACCGAGATTCTGACCACCTGGAAGAGTTGTGATTTCAGTGCCTTTGCCACCTTCACGGCGTGGGAGCCAGAAATCCTCAAGCATGGTCATAAACTTACGGTCGTCTCTGACTTCACCAGTAGTTGCATCATAGACAAGACGATTCTTATGCTTTGTCATCATATCTCGTAGATATTGCTCTGCCTTCATCTTTGGAAGGTTGCCTACGTCAATATAGAAAATACGACGCTCTGGTGCACGCGAGATACGATAAATTACAGCAGCATCTTCTAGCATACGAAGCTGGTTAAGTGGCTTAATTGCTTTGTGAAGATGCGAAAGAACAATAGAATTTGTCTCGTTTAGAATGCCAGATGTACAGTGAATAACTGAGTCCTTAGCAATCTTGAGACCACGAGTGCCACCATCAATAGCACCAGTGACTGCTGAGTTAGCAGTATTAAACCCTTTGTCGTTGTAGAGATAGTACTCAGCTTTCGTTACTTGAGTGGTAATATTTTTCTCTGTCTTTTTACCAACCTCTTTGATCTTACGAATCTTTCGTGGATCAACATATCTAAGTTCTTTGATACCATCTCTTACTTTTGATTCGTCGATAATTGCATGATAGTATAATCTGCCATCAACATACCAACGCTGAAATACGTCATAACCAATATTTGAGAAATCGAGAAGTCTAAGTACTTCATCAAACTCTTCACGAATTCTTTTCTTAATTGTATCGGGTTGATCAATATCGTCTGTTACACATTCGACGATCTTTTCTTCGGCAGTAGATACGACTGCTTCGTTAACAATATCCTCAAGAGCCCTCTGAATCTCGGGCTGCTGTACCATGTTACGATATTTTGTTACTAGTTCCGCTTCATTCTTAGCTGACCCTTCAAGGTCAACGTAAGTTCCATATGCACCACCCGCAGATACGATAACAGCCCCATCGTCATTTACTGGAGGGGCAAATGATGGCGTTTTATCGTCATCTTCGTTTTTTCTACGGATTTCAAATCCAAAAAGTTCAGCCATATTTTAATCCCTTATAGATATCGGGGCTGGTTCTCAACCCCGTAAATCTATTTATTACTGTGGTGTGCCGTTGCCAGTAGAGCCGCCAGACACTTCCCACCAGTCATACTGGAAGGTCACAGGGAATGTTTCAATTGTATCAGTCGTATTCCAGTCAAGCTCAATAGCCCCAACCTCAGATGGGAACATACCTTGGAATGTATACTCGCGAAGAATCCCGCCAGCCTTACCATACTGAACAACCTGAGCTTGTGCTTTATAGAGTAGAGGAGAAGATCCACCAGTAGCACGAACATTTGTTTCGTGTGTATTGATAGCGTTTGACCACTGCTCTAGAGCATTGCGGATGAGGAAGTCCTCATCATTGATCACCGTGACAGTCCATTCAGCGAATGTTCTATCACCAGCAATTTTAACTTTACGACCGAAGTAAGGAACCTCGATAATACCCATTGTAGACGCTGGAATCTGAGCTGCCTGCACCATGAAGGTGGACTTTAGATCAGCCTCAGCGTTCACTGGGTTTTGAAGCGTAACCTGGAAGAGAGAAGGACGGGCACCACCTCCAACAAGTTGGCTTCTAATTTCCTGTACATTGAAAGCCATTTAGATATACTCCTTGTTATATTCTTTGCAATATTTATATCAAGATATTAGAATTTGCCCACAATCTCTTCAAACTCAACACCAGTTCTAACAGCAACAAAGTTAAGCTGAATGAAGTTAATTGACTTCGCTGGCTTAATGTAGATGTCACCAACGAACTCATTTCTGTCAATAACTTCGCCTGTGTTATTTGTTTCGTCACAAACAACTCGGAAGTCGTAGATGCCTCTACGACCCTGCACATCCCTGAGGAATGGCTCGACTAGGTTACGGAACTGAGCGCGTGTAAATGCATCGTTGAACTCGAATAGAGTGAACTTAGAAGCAGTCGCAATTGCCTTTTCGAGTACGATGAATAGGCGACGAACGTTGATACGATCAAAGGCACTTGGGCGAGCAAGCAATGTCTTGTCACCAAAGAGTAGTGTTCCTTGACCTGGCTGTGTAATAACTGGGTTGACACCAGCTTTATAGAGCTGATCTCTGTTACCTTTGTCTGGATTCCAAGCTAGCTTGACAACATTCTTAATAATACCACGATTATAACCAGCTGGTGACCACCAAGCGTCTCTTAGCTCGTCTGTGCGGACACATAGACCAGCCATGTCACCGTTCAGTGGAACATAACGATATACATCGTTATATTTGTCATACTGGTACTTATAACCAGAGTCTAGGAAAGCATAAGATGACTGAGTTAAGTTGCCTTCAAAGGTAAGAACCTGATCGAGCTCAGCGCCGAAAGACTGCTCAACAACATCGCCTCTCGCTGGGGATACGAATACGACGCAATCCTTACGAGTTTCAGCAATATTATCGATAAGATAGTTTGCGTAAGTTGGTGTATCACCTGATTTACCAGTGAGGAACAGAGAGATGTCAACATTCTCAGCCGACTTGTAGAGATCAGCGCCTCTAGCTAGCTTACCGATAGGAACATTAGTTTCCGTAACGCCATTCCAACCACCACTCAATGAAAGATAGTTGTCAGCGGTATCAGAAAGGGCTACGCCAGTTGCCCAAATATAATTTGAACTCTCGTTGATAACATCCCGATAGTAAATGTTATTGCCCTCATCATCCTTAGCTGATGATGTGCGACTTACGTCTGCGTAAACTTCAAGAATAGTATTGGCAATACCACTAATACCACCATTTTCATCAACGACAACAATATGAGAGTTTGCAGCGCCTGGAGCACCATCAACATTGTTGTAATATCTCCAATAACGAGTTGCGCTCGTTGGAGAAGTGTCAGCAAGATTGTATGCTGGCGTAAATGATAGAGTGTAGATTTCACTATTTGTTGCAGTAACAGCTGTTACAGTTAGGTCTTGGAAACCAACTGAGCTATTACCAACACGAAGAATATCGTTGACCTGAAGCTCTGTGTTCTCAACCTGAGTGTTAGCAACAACTACGGTTGTGTTGCCAACCTGAAGCCCACTATTGAGTGTGATTGATTCAGAGAAATCAGCTGAATCGTAACACACTGAAACCATAAGCTGGTTGCCGATGGCGCCTGTATCTTGAGCAACGAAAGTCGTTGTAACTGTAATGGCTTCTGCATCCGAGCGAGTTTCAATGAAACCAGCGTTACCCTGATCGCCAGCATTCATTGTCGCATCACTAACAACACGAGTTACATATAGCTTATTACCATATGCTAGGAAGTTAGCAGCAGTGAACCATGTTTCATAGTTATCTGCCGTTGGCTTACCAAAACGCGCGACAAGATTAGCTTCACTTGTGATTAGAATTCGTTGATTTACTGGTCCACGCTGAAAGACGCCGACGAGAGCGCCCTCTGTAGTAGATACTGCGGGGACGACAGTAGATAGGTCAATTTCTGATACATTAACCCCAGGACTGACTTGGAATGGCATGTTATGTCTCCTCATACAAAGGTAATTTTGAAGTTTATTTTGTTATATTTATAATTTATTAGATTTAGCCGTCATTTACCAGCCAAGCATTATCGCCCCTGTCTACGTGAATTATTGCTTCTTCAGGTTCATTACCATCGTTATGGACTCCAAATGGGAGAAGGTCTTCCATTAATTGTTCTTCTGTTCGCTCTCTTAATTTCGATAGTGTATTTATGTCTGTTATATCTCTGAAATATTGCTGACTGGATAGCCATGAAAATAATACGAGACCCATAGCAAGATCATCATGGCACCCTGGTTCAGCTTCATATGAACTACCTCTTTTAGAAAAAGTTGATAGTTCATTAATCGTCTCAAAATCGTTTACAATAAGCTGATCTTGTTCCACTAACATTTTTAAAACGGAGCAACCTAATGCCTTTACAGACTTAGTGGTTCTGATTCCCCTGTCAGCTCCTTTAGAAAACCCAGTAGATATCTGCTTTCCTGCTCGTCCACGCGACATAGTGGATAGAATATTCTCATACTCATAATCATAATATAATAGATCAGAAACTTGTTCTCCAATATCATTAATTTCAATCAAACAAGATGCTTCATTGTAATGAGTGCTAAATCTATGTAATATTTCCGCATACTCTACTGGAGTTGTGTAGTTATCTCTGAATAC